CGCAATGGTACCACGAATGGCCCGTTATGCGGGGGGGTTGTTATTATTTATTTGGTTAGCACAAATACAGAGTGCTGTAGATCTATAGCGGCGTGTGGCCGCTGGGTCCGAGATTGGCTGGATTAGCTCCTACCCCTACAATCTGCGCTCGAAGCTGATTGATTCTATCATGATCAATAATTGGGGGACGGGTGAAGGTCTCGCCTTCTTCAACAACATAGGTTTCAGAAGCTTCTCTCCACACGCTTGAACGTGTGTCGCAATACACGTCAAAAAGACACATTTCGATATTACCGAAGGTTAAATTCCGGAAGACCTGCTCGATCCTAAATTGCCAGTCAATGGACATCCCGAATTGTCTTGCAAACAATAATCGGGTTGACGGGCCAGGTTCGGGCGTCTCGATCATACCGCCATTTGCCATGCCTTTTCGCAAAAGACACTGGTAGACGCTATCGACCTCCTCGTAATGGGTCCTCATGTATGAACTCGATTCCATACGGAGCGCCAATCGATGATCTATATCACGAGTAAGCCACAGGACGCGATTGCAAAAAGTAGCAATCACTGGGCAACTGGGGAATATGAGTATCAAAGAAAGGGCCTTCATTCGATAAAGGGCTTTGTGTTTGATGATGCGTGCGCCCGCGTAGCGAGCAGGCAACCAGCCAAAGCGAAGCAACATTCTCACCGGGTCAGTTATCAATTGCAGCTCTAAATCATCCATTGTCATCCCGCAAAAACCGCCGTGAAGCACTGAATCAAAAACCTCAAAGGTCATGTTCAGTCCGGCTGTTTTTAGGAACGCGGTATCCAATTTGATGTTTGTCAATGCTTGCACTTGTTGACCGGCGTCGTCGCCTTCGCAGACATGTTTTTCGTCATCCTCTGGAACATTCCTCATCCACATGGTAAACCAGCAGAAGAAATCGTTGAGAATGAAATTGGCGAAAGAAGTGTCTCTGCATCCGGAGCCCAAGGCCCATTCAACAAAAACAGTGAATCCTTTCCAATCGAATTTCATGTTGGCACGCGTCTTAGAGACTAGATCAAGTTTCTCTAACGAATCGGCGTGAGCCGCACAAAGTTTCAAATAAACTCTGAAGATTATTAATAAGCAGATAATCTCTTTGTGCGACTTTTCGAGTGAACTATAATCAGTAACGCGAGAATTTCCCGTGGTGCTAAAAATACATTCATAAATATGTTGGGGCATGTCAAGCATGTCAATGCCTTTGATCGAATTCCTAGTTTTAAAGTAAAACTTTTCCATGATCGTGAACATTGGACCAAATAATGCTTTCAGTCTTTCACACTGTCCAAAAATTCCGCGGATGGGTTTTTGTTCAACATATTCCTCGTCTTTTCCAAAGCAGCCATAAATGAAGTCTGATGGTAATATGTCATTTGCATCACCGAACTCACTTATTGCTGCCTTCATCTTATTGATACGAAATGCGGGCAAACCGCAGGTTTCATACCACTCTTCCCGCGTGATGAACTCATGCGCGGGGATTGTTGGTACAGTTTCTAGATAAACTTTCATAGCCTCCTCTATTTTGTCGTTAAGAACGCCCAAGTTCATAACGCTTCCACAGATTCTTGACGCACAACCGTTCATAAGTGATGGAATATCACGTAAGTCTGGCCTGAAGTACGAGGAAGTGAAGGAAAATGCAGTCGCAAACGCAACTGGCTTGTCTTTGTTTTCTGGAATATATTTCAATTCAAGCTTACAAGGACCAACCGGCTTTGATGTGACTGATTCACCAACCCTGAAGCCGTATTTATAACGCGCGGACCGCGTATTTAGTTTAACTGGAGGTCGCGAAATAAGCCGGTGGAGCGGCGACTCGAACTGCGCATGTAACGCAATCCAGCAATGTAACAACT